GATTCCAACGATACCGTTCTCTAGGTTAAGCGCAGGCCAGATCTCAGCCAGAAGCTTTTGCGGGTTAGGGTCCACAAACCCGTTTTCATCACATGCTTGCAAAGCCAGATCCATCATGGGATGGACATCGTCTGGCGTTCCAATCCTTACACCGAAGTTGTCAAACATAGTTCCCCCTTAGTCCTTCTTCGGCCCCGGTAATTTCCGCAGCGTCTGAACAGTCTTGGCTCTCATCATTTTGACGAAGCTATCAAGCTCTCTGTGTCCTGTATCAATGTTGCCGCCGCCTATGCGCGTCACATCTTCAGGATGAATAACATACTCTCCGCCAGCGGCAACAATCGGGACGGGTGGACCAATTGATCCACCCTTTGCCTTACCCGGCAATCCTAGTTGCGCATCAATGCCCGGCATGCCCTTCATATCTGGCATAGGCGTGAAGATTGTGTTGGCAACCTTGAAACCGGCTTCCGTGTTCCCTTCGCCCATCGCAGAAATGATGTCTGCCGGGATGACGTAAGAGCCGGAATGAACGTGCATAGGCAGATGATCGGTGCGGCCAGCCACAGGGCTGCGGATTGGGCCAACGTGGATCTTCTCCGTCATTGGTGACGGATTCCCAAAGAAAGATGCGCCACCGGTAGCGCGTCGCTTGCGCGATTCACTGAGAGCAATCGCAACAGCCTGCTTCTGAGGACGCCCAGTATCCATCAATTCTTTGATGTTGAGGCCGATGACCTTTTGGGATGAACCTTTTGCTAACGGCATAGCACCCTCATGGATTTGGCGTATAGGAGACAGCGCATGTGGTCGATGCGTCTGTCGCGATGACAAGGCCGTTCGTGTAAGCGAGATTGACGGTGTAATAAGTCACCCAACCACTTGTGTTGGACGGCAGACTTTGGAAAATGAGATTGCTGGCCGCAATGCCGCCCGTTGTGGCGCTATCATAAACACGAATTTGGCTAGAACCGCTATGCGTAGGGATAGACACCGCGAATAGTCGCCCTGAGCCCGCAACAATCAACTGTGTCGTGCTGGCAGCAACCGTTGGCGACATAAAAGACGGGATGCTCAGAGCAGTATTGATAACAAGAAGTTCAAGCTGCGCGACAATTGCCGCTAAATTGGTGCAGATGCACGGCAGATCAGCCTCAATCAGCTTGAGCGTCTGGTTCAGCCCGTTGATTGCAACGACGCCATTCTTCTGGGTAGTGAGAATATCATCAAGCGATGCGGGCATTAGAATCGTCCGTCCGGTTGAATGCGGTAGCGGATGTTGCCAAGTCTCCACCATGATCCAATGTCGTTGCTCTCAATTTTGATTGAGACCAGACGGCCACGGAATCGGGGAGTGATATAGGTTGTGGCTTGTGTCAACGTGTACGGGCCATGTGCCGTTGGTGTTTGCCCGGCATAGTCTGTCACATAGAAAGTCAGGAGGACGTTAGCGCCCTGCGTCCCACCATAATAGCCCCACTTCATGTCAGGCCAGACCTGATCAATGAACATCTTCACATCGGCTTCGTTCAAAACGAAGTATCCGGTTTGGAAGTAACTGTCCATCGCCACGCCGTCTGCGTCAGTCGATGTTTCGTGCTGGTAGAGATACTGGTTTAAGCCTGCGCCAATTGGCGCACCCAAAACCGACTCGTTGATCCACGCAGACCGCGCCACATAGGGATTAGACGCAGAGTTGAACCCGTAATCCCACTGGTCCAAAACAAAGTTGTATTTGACGTAGCCATAGTTTTCACCGCCATTGCTGATGGTGGGGAAATACCAAGTAATTTCGCCAAAGCGAGAGTTGGGCGCAACTCTGATACGGTCAAGATTTGTCGTATCCAGATCCTGAAAAACAACATCCCAAACGGGGCAACGAATGGGCTCAACACCGCTGCCAGCAAGTCTGTAAAACTGGCTCTGCCCCATCCAATAGACAATGCCGTTTACCGAACCAGCAGCCTTACGACCAATCAGGCCGCAGCCAGTGCCAAGCTCGTTGAACTGATAGACATAAGGAGGACCGACATACTGCATGGCCCATATGCCAAGGTCTGTCCACAAAAGGCCCTGCTGTCCCGCCTGAATGCCTTGAACGATACGCGAACCCTTGGGGATGCGATAAGAGCCAGCCTGATTGGTAATTTGCGCGATCCACTGGTCATAGTTGTCAACGTCGCACCAGCGAACCAACATGGGGTCAACAATTCCAGTGAACGTTGAGCCCCAAGCCACAATCTGACGCTGCGGCATGGCGACAAACGCGCCTTGGTTGACCGGAGGGGCGTTAACAATGACGCCAGCAACAGCATTGGATACTGACGGATTCCAAGCGTAAATGGGACCACCAAGGGGATTGGCGATAAGCACAGAACCCCAATTGTCCAAAGTCCAGTCAGTGGCATTGATGGGAACGCCACGGGCTCCCGCGCCAGAAACAACGCCGCCATAGCCGTAGTAGCCATATGCGTTGACCCCGTAGCCAAGACCCTGCGGCAGCGGTCCAACACCGTTGTAGTAGACAAAATGGACTTGACCACCGTTTTCGGACCCAGTTGCCGTTGAACCAGCAACTATCGTCCCATTGATGACAAAGGCATTTGCGCTGGTGATGCTGACAATCGTGTAATTTCCGTAAAAAGTAATGCCCCCAACAGTTGTAGCTACAAGCACGGGAAAAGAATCACCGGCAGCATACCCGTGATTATTGAGCGTAACCGTTACCGAGGCTTTTCCGTTCGTAGTTGAAAAAGAAGGAACCGCCCCGCCATTGGCTACAGTTGCTGTTGCCAATTGTGGGTCACCAAGAGCGTCAGTCGCATAGATTGTGTACTGGTTGGCAGTCAGCGATGGATTATAGATTTGATATTGGCCAAAGAGAATAAGGCCACCGACACTGATTTGCGTCTGTATATCAACGACCCAATAGTCATTGGCATTTCGGCCAGTATCAACAACAGTGATGGCATTGCTGCCAAGTGTTGTGCTGAAGTTAACGGTTGTGTTCACCGTCAGCTTTTCAGGCGTAATGTCCTGATTGCCACCGGACGTAATGATGTCCAAAGTGCCGCCGCCACCAGTGATTGTTCCGCCAGAAACGTATGCAGTCGTTGTGGCGCTGGCGTAAGAAACGCTTGTAGAGGTCGTGGCGGTGATTGTGTAAGTGCCGTTATACCCGCTGGGATTTACGCCACTCACTGTGATGGCGCGGCCAAGGACAAAAGAAAACGGACCCGTAAACGTCAGTGTGGCAGTAGTCCCGTTGCCGCTGGCTCCGGTGACGACTATGGGAGATGCGCCTTCTGCACCAACCGCCAAATAGGAATTGGAGTTTGTGTCTTCCCACGCCCACAAGGCGCGGACAGTGGAGCCAATCCGGCTGGCATAAAACTTCGTCCAGCCACCAAGCTTCTGCACCAAACCGCCAAGAGTCCGATCCGGGATAAAACGCACAAGTTGGCTCTCTGAGATTGCGGCCTCGTTGAGGGCGGGCGTCTTGTTTTGATCGACGCCGGGCATAAGCTTAAGTGCTTGATGGGGCATGTGTTAGCCCCTTGTCGGAGTAGCAATTGGCGACGGAGATTGAGACGACCAACCAGCAGCTTCGCTTTTCTTGCGCGCTTCCTCAACCATCGCGCCTTTCAGGAGCGTTTGATATTGACTCTCATAGCTAATTGCCATTTGAGGATCATCTGATTGGCGGCCCCAGTTACGTTGGTAAGCAGAAATGTACACCATGCTCGCCATGATCATAATATCGGGCAAGTTGAGGCTAATGAAGGTAGTCGGGTTAGACACTGACAAGCTGGCGGGGCGATATGTGCCTACAAGCTCAACCGTGTAACTCTGGTCAGGATACGGCCCTACGAGGAAAGTGTAGTCATCAAAAGGAACCCAATACTGAGGGACGCCACGGTTAGCAACCGCGCCAGAACCGTACACAGCATCTAAAAACTCCTTCGTAGTCGGAAGAAGCGGAACACGATTTGCGAGATCAGGATTTGTAGACCCCACGAGCACGTTGATCTGCTCAGGGACAACGAGCGTTCCAAGCGGAAATGTGTCAGCGGGGACGTTTAGAATCCGGCTTCCAGCGGTCAAGCTGTAAGCTGTCGTTGTGCCAGAAGTGAACAAGAAGTCGAGATCGCGGTACATCCGCAACTCGGCATAAACGATCATCTGAGGCAAAATGGTCAAGAAAGCAGGGTCAGTCTCAGCCACAACAGCCATCGTCGCCATTTGGGTAATGTAGCTGGTAGTGCCAGCTACTGAACCATTATAGGACATAGGGGTGGTCATCGAGGAAGCTCCGCTTTGCCAGCACTATAGCATTTATTTTGCGCCAGCGCACCAGCCCTCCCGGCGGGCATTGTTCTGTTTAACCTCAATTATTGTAGGCGTCGTATCCTTGGATGACCAAGAAACATCGCGCCATACGCTACACACAGAGGCATTAGTCGCGCTTGTGGCCGTCAGACTCGCGCACCCTGTCAGGGGAAATATCAACAGCATCGCCAGCACGGATCGCATCTTGTGTCCTCCTTAAAGCATCAATTGATGCCTTTAATTCGATCTCAGCT